CAATACATCCTTCAATGCCTGGAGTTATATTCCAATTGCCCCCCGCTGCTAATACCGGGACAGAGGGTAACGTTATCAGTGTCCACACATTAGCGGTCGGGATTGTGCAAAGATACACAATGCTTTTGGTTATGGATGGGTTTACATCTCTGACCGATATGCCAAACGATAGTCCGGCAACTGTAGAAGAAACCATTATTGAGAATGAACTAACGTCCCCAATTAATTCACGGAGCGCAATTCCTTCCACAGTTTGAAATAACAATAAGTATTCCCCTGCTGCTAACGTGGTTTGCTGGGCAGTTAACGTAATCGTTAAGCAATAACTATTAATTCTGAAGTTTGTTCCAGGGACAACTTGAGCCGAACCAGAAAAACCGTGGCTGGAATTAACCGTTCCAGTAGCGACGTTTTTCCCGAATTTCCAACGATCACAGCCAAAGGCGCTATTAGGCACATTAACTATTGCAGCATTTGCATTGCGTTGATCTATGTCGAAATTCCCGTTGCCGAGTGCCGAGTATGAACGCAGGCGCATTAACCCGAACGAACTAGCTAGATCACGGCAATTATTACTACCATCAACAAAATCAGTGGTTAACCCACTTACTTGGCGAAGCAGACCGTTTTGAGTCGAATCCGCAACGGGAGGCAACGTCGTGGTTGGCGTGACATTGAGCAGAGTAACGTTAGTCCCTGCGATCGTTTGAATCGTAAACGGCGCAGCGTTGCCACCACCAGCTGCCCCAGCGATCCAGACAACTTCGCCTACGGTCATCCAACTCGCGTCTTGAACGCTGATCGTGACCGTACTCCCGATTGGCGGCGGCGTGAAACTGCCAACGGTTAATGTCCAAGCCGACGAGCCACCCAATCCTTGCGCGCCACCCGGCGTGGTGAGAGAGCCGCTTGGTACTACGGTGCCGGGAACTGCAACTGGATTAGCCATGTTTAAGGAGTCAGTAAAGTTAAAGAGTTGATGGTTTTGGCGGTTACTTGCATGATTCCCGCTTGTCCCACACCACCGCCCGCTTGGTCGATGTAGACCATTTGACCAACCACCACCCAACTTGTGTCCACTACGGCCACGGTTACTGTGCTGCCCTGAGCAGGCACCGTAAAACTGGCGGTAGTGGTGGTATAAGCATTCCCGCCCGCTGGGCCAGTCGCACCAGTGGCCGAAATTGTTACATCGCCCGTTCCGGCATCGCCGCCAGTTGACGATAATGAAACATTCGTGCCCTGAACAAGCTTGGCTACTACGGCTTGCCCAACCGTGGTCGTATCCAGATCGGCCCTTTGGATGGTCCCATCCAAAACCTGTCTGCCTCGAATCGTGGTGATAGCCATAAGCTTACTTCTGGTAATTCACTCGCAATCGATCCCCAGTCGCCGGAACATTTAACATCGTAATGGTGTTAGTCGAAATGGTGTAGTCGTTACCGGCACCCGGTTCCTGTAAGAGTCCGTTTAGGAACACCGATTCAGTATTCACAATTGGCGTGTTGGCCAGAGTAAAGGTCGCGTTAACCCCATTAACGGTTCCGGTTGGTGTTTCGCGAGTAACAAAGTCAGATGGGGCCATAAAATCGGTCCCGGCTACCGCTGCACTCATGGCCGTTCCATTTCCTTTTAAGATACCCGTGACGCTGGTTGAGAGCGTAATCGCGGGCGTTGTGTTAGGATTAGCCACCGTGCCACTAAAACCATTGGCGCTGCCAATCGACACCGCGGTGACGGTGCCCGCGCCACCACCGGAACTGTAAACCGAATCCCAGGTTCCGGCTGCGGTGCCATTATTGACCAGGGTAAAGATGCAGAAAGAGCTAGCGGCCATTGTCTGGAGCAATGAGCCGCCGTTCATGTTGACAGTCACCGCGCCCGAAGAACGGTTGGTCACAAAATATTGATGCCCAACGCTCAAAGTGGTCGCGTTCGGCAGGACCAGGGTCTGTGTCGAGGAGCCGGTAAATTGCTGGAACTTGGCACTGGCAATCGTGAGGGTGGTAGTGGTCCCAGCAGTGGGCGTGGTGGCGGCGTTTTCAATAAAGTTGTTCGCCTGCAGGTTGGCATTAGCGTCGCGGAAGGCTAGCACTCCAGGCGAAGGCGCGGCGGTCATACCGACCGCAGAAGGCGTGGCAGTAGCTCCTGTAGCATTGCCGATCACAGAGCTTGGGCCTAGGGTCGCCATCTTTCCCAGGGTGACGGCATTGGCAGCAATCGTGGTCGCGAGAGAGCCGCCAGGAGTAGTGACATCCCCGGTTAATGCCGGGAACTGTCCGGCTCCAAGAGTCCCGGTTATCTGCGTAGCGGCAATCGACTTGTTGGTCAGGGTCTGCGCCGTGTTCTTATCGACAGTAATATTCGTGTCGATGGATAAGGTGTTGGCAGACTTCAACAGACCGTTGCCCGCGATGATCTCACCTGCGCCCGTAAACTGAGTGAAGACCAGAGATGTCGAGCCAATGGTGTAGGGCCACGTCGTCATTACCCACCCGGAACCCGCATTAGCTGTTCCTTCCCCAACGAACCAATACGGCGAACGCACCGCATCATTAACGTCAGCAAAATCCGGCGTTCGGGTCCAAGCTCCAGAGGCCACAGTGTACGACCCGTTTTGCGAGCCGGTCGTCTGACCGATACAAAGCACCGTGTCACCCGCTGAAAGGGCCACGCCGTCAATTGTCTGGGTGCCACTCAGCGTGATATTGGACGCGGCCAGCACCCGCACCGACGCCTTGGGGGCCAAGCCTTGAGCGACATTATCGACATAGTTTTTCGTCGCGGCATCCGTTGAAACCGTAGGATCAGCCAGGCTAGTGATCTTCTGTGAGCCCATGGACTGCGCAGCGGTAAACGGAGTTGCGCCATCGGGCGTGATGGGAACCTTGGCCAACTTGGTCAGTGCGATTGCGGCAGCTGTTGCGATCTGGGCATCCGCAACGGTTAGCCCGATTACCTGGGTTGATCCGCGAATCTGTGTCGTAGCCATAGGAATCCTTTTTTTAGGGTCTTAAATAATCAATGCTTAAACTGTCGCCAGGCAGCGGCGCGCTAACAAGACGGAAAGATTGAGTGTTGATCTCACTGTAATCGTTAACGCGCCGTTGACGTAAGCCGTTTAGAAAAACCGCGATGCTAGCTGGATAGAATGCGTGAGCAGATGTGTAGTCCGTATTGACCCCATTGATAAGCCCGCCTGGAATCTCCCCGAACATCATTAGGCCGCTCGGCGGCAACGGGTTGAGCAGGGTCAACGTATTGCCGACTTTGGTGACAACTTGCAGCACCCCAGCCATGCCGGTGCCGCCAGCTGAATCGATATAGACCATCTCGCCGATTGCGATCCAACTGGCATCGACCACGGTGGCAGTGACCGTCGCGCCAACGGCAGGAATAGTAATCGCTTGGGTGGTAAACGTATAAGCAGGTTGGCCGCTACCGCCGCCGCTACCGCCAGCGGTGTCTAAAATCCGCATCGCTTGGCTGAAGATCGCAGGCGTGTCTCTGTCGCCGTCGAACATCAACGGCAGCCCCAGCTTGGTCGTGTAATCCATCACGATCGCAAACGGCTTGTTGATCGCGTCCGCTCCCTCGTAAGGGCGATCGATGATAATGCGCGGGCCGGGGCCGGTGCTGCCGATTACATTGTCTCCAGGCAACGCTATCTGTTGTACCTTGTAAAAGACATCATCGCCATCGACGATGAACAGCATCCCCGCTTTAACCGTCGACCAATCAATCAGCGGGTTCATCGCGTCGACTGTGGTTGAGCCGTTAACCAGAGTGACTCTGCCGCGATTGAGTTGCATTTCAGGTGGGCGACGGGACCGGGTTCAGGGCCATCGGGTAAAAGGTTGGACGCGTGGCTAGCGTGGAAGGAATCGCTTGCCAAAGATAATAGAGGCCGCTCTCCAAGGTGCGCGCCACGGTGTAGTAAGGGACACCACTAGCGATCAAGCTCGCCAGCCAGGTATTGCGACTTGCGGCATCAGGCAACGAACTGGCTCTTGTGACAAACAGTGGCACTACTTTAGCAGGCTGCGCTGTCTGGGAGATCGTTGACTCAACGGTTACCGAATAGTTGTTAGTAAAAGTGTACGCTGCTGGGTCCATCGGGTTCCCGTCAACGTCTGTATCTTGGGTACTGTCGGTTGAGTTGAAAATCGGATAAATTACAATCTGTGAACCAACCCGCACCGCCTGGGTAATGATCGAGACCTCTTGCGGCAGAAGCGTGTTGAGCACCCTGTCCAAATCGGAATCGCCGCACTTGGTCTGAATCAAGATCGGGTAAGTGCTGATAATTTTGATCGCGTCGGCCTGAATCAATTGATCAAACGGCGCATTCGGATCAGTGATGACGCGCACCCACGCGCCGCCGTAATCTGGAATGACCCAAGGATTGACAGCCTGATCGTCCATGATGGTGTAAAGCGCGTTCCCGCTCGCGTCCCGCATCTGGTTGTAGAGCTGCGTGACAAGATATTTCCGAATAAAAAGATCGTGATCTTGAATCATCCGTAAATATAGGAACCGGCTGTTCCATTGGAATCGAGCAGCCCAGACATGAAGGCTTTAACGTAAATCGTGGAATTGGCGACGACGTAGATGAAAGAAGTATGACCGCTGCCTGGGCCTGGAAGGGTCTGAGTCACCGGGCGACCGTCGTTTATATTGACCGGCATGTGATCGTAAGCCCAGCGGATCGTCGCGCCAGCGGTCGAACTAGCCACTTTAACCAGCAGATATAACCCGGCTGGTTGATTGTCAGGCGTCCCGCTTTCGTCTATCCAGGCGCTTGGCATGATGTGACCGGGAGGCGGGTTTAAGGTCGGCGTTCCAGTAACGCCGTGCGTATTTAAAAATCCGGCGCTGGCCGTTGGCGAGACGAACCCGCATTTGTATGAACAGCAGCGCAGAGTTGTCCAACCAGGCGCGGCCAGATAAACGCCTGCGCCAGTGCCTACGACTGAACCGTGTCCGGTTCTCGGGTCAGGGTAGGAACCATCCAGCGTGTAGTAAATATCAGCCAGTGGCGTGTCACAGTACAAGAACGCGTACATCCAGCTGTCGTAGCTTGTACCGCTCCCAGGCTGGATTACTGGCGGCTGCAAATCGTTCATGATCGAGCTGACCCAGATGCCTTGATAGAAGCCGCTGAAAGCGCTGCCGCGGATCGATACGTGGCCGTACGCATCGACGCTAAACGGGGCGTTGCCAAAGATGCTGGAGCCAACCCAGAAGTTACCCGCAGCGTCCACGTGCATGCTGGGGTTGCCGGTGCCGATGTCGATCGTACCGCCGATGATCCGGCTGGAAGTGATGACGCTGCTATAGATCACAGGCGAGTAAAGCGTCGATCCGACGATCGCAACGTTGCGGATCGTGAGGTTGTTGAACTCCGCGTAGCCGTCGCCGCGAATGCCCCAGCCGCTTGCGCCATACGCGAAATTGTCAGAGTGGACTAGGCTGCCTGAACCGGAAAGCGAGATGTCTTTGGAAAAGATCTTGCCCGAAACCAGTTTCTCTACCGCCAGGTCAACGATCATCGCGTTGTGAATGGACGCGTCGAGAATGTAAACGCTGCCGCCGACAAAATTCGGTGCGCTCTGCCACAGCGTGCCGACTGTGCCGCCCTCGTTGTAAGCGATCAAAAGATCCTTTTCGCCCATCAGCCCCGCGGTGTTGCCAGGGTTGGCGACGCTCACGCGATAGACGCCTTCGCCGAACTTCCACCAGACGTAGCGATAGCCGACCGGAGCGGTGCCAGCAGCAATCGGGTATTCGACACCGGCAAAAACTAGAGAGTGTGAATTCCAGCTGATCTGACCTACCCCCGGCGTGTTGTCGTACCAGCGCTCCAGCTCTAGGACCGGAAAACCGACACTGAACTTGCTCGCCTGGATCGAAAAATCTTTGATGTCTTTTTGAGCGTCGAGCGCGCCGATCAAGGTTCGCGCAGGTCCGTCCGGTGCACTGAACAATCCAAAGGTGTCGGTCGCAAAAAGCCAGTAATACCAAAGGTCGCCAGTGCTTAGCCCTCCGTCGAAGTAGGTATTGGCAGGGTGCGCTATAGAAGCGACGTGGATCGCGTTGTTGAAATTCGTGTCGTGCGATTTGTAAATCTCGTAAGTCGCAGCGTCAGGATCACTAATTCGATCCCAATTGAGAAAAGCGTAGGTAAAAGCGGCCAGCGCTTCGAAATTGGCCGGTGCTGACGGCGGTAGGTTCTCGACAGTGAGTGAGGCTGCCGGGCCTTCAATGTTGTACTTGTCGCGCGCAACCACGTGAATGGTGAATTTGGGCGTGGCTTTGCCGAAAGCCTGGACGTTTTTATCATAGCTGAAGGTGTAGGTCGGCGCAGTCGTGATCTCGTACCAACCGGTTTTCCCAGTTGCCCAATCGGTGATCGATACCTCGAAATCCTTCATCAGCGGATCATAACTGCCGGAATCCGCGCCATAGGTTTCCTGGCTGTTCATGTTCTGCTGGTAAGGCGTCGAGTTAACCCGCCAGTCGAATTGCGGATCGCGCGTGTAAAAAATCGTGTTGTTGCCCTGGCCTTTGAGTTCTAGCCCACTGATGTAGTGCGGCGGCACCTGCGGCTTGTCTTCGGCGTTTACCGCAATGACTGACGGAACCGAGATCACGCCGATCTGGTTCTCGGTGTAAACCGCGAAGTGATACAAGCCGACAACCGCATAAGCGTAGTCGAAGGTCGTCGCCGTCGTCTCGCCGATCGTGTAGTAGTTGGAATCCCCTGGCGGCGACACTTGAACGATAAAGCGCCGAATCGTTGGGTCAGGCGGGCTGCGCCAGGATAGCCGAATGATCAAAACATAACCTTCAGGCCGTGCGATCGGCGTAATGGTCGCAGTCAGGCCGATCGGCGGTTTGACACTAGTCAGCGGCGGAATCACGCTAGTGGGCGGCACTATCACCGGCTGCTTCTTATCGATCGCCGCGAACTTCGAGGCGTTGTAGCTGACCGCGGTCACCGAATAGATGCCTTTTTCTTGCTCAGTGACTTGGAGCACTCTGAACAAGTCCGGCGTGATCACGTAGGGATTGGTCAGAATCCACACCGCGGAAGGCGGCATTGCGCCACTGAGAAGCGCGCTAACGGTAATGAAGCTCGGATTGGCAGCGCTCCAACCGGTGATCGTGTACTGGACCACGGTCGAAGGCCGGATCACGCCCAGCTGGGTTTCGCTTGTGATCTCGCTCGTGTCGTCTTCGACGTAGCTCCGCGGCACAAACACTTGGATATACCAACCGACGTAGTTAACCCAGTTGCCGCTCGGATCAATCGGGTCAAGCGGTCGATCGAGCGTGATATTCGGCTGTGGCGCGTTGCTCCAGGCCTTGATCCGCCCGCACAATTTCATGCCTTGCCGGTTCTGGTCCGCGATCCCGATGATGTCGCCGGGCCGCAAGTAGGTGCAATCCAGGCCGCCGACAAAAGTGACTGTCTCGGTTTCGACCTGGTCAGTAACCACCATGTACTTGGCCAGCCGCCGCGCTTGGCTTTTAGACGTACAGCCGAAGGCCGCTACGCTGCGTTCTTTGTAGCCGTACTTCTGGATCGCAACAACGTCTTCGACATATTCGTATTTCGGATTGAAGAAGTCGGTCGGGTCGTTCCACATCACCACGGTTGCGGTCGGCCTGGCGTTGCGCGCTGTGCCGGTATAGCTGAACACGCCGTCTTTCACGTTCGCGTTGGCGAAGTTCATCAACGTGTCTTTAGGCGAATCGCAGACCGGCTGAATCGTGCCGCCAGCCCAGTAAGACATGCCGCGGAAAACTGAACTCAAATCGGTGATGACTTTCCAGGCGTCGGCTTGGCTCTGGATATACACGTTGCAAGTGAAACGCGGTTCCCAGCGTCCATAGCCGTCCGGCACGTATTGGTCGCAATACTGCGCGATCTGATACAGGCTCCACTTGTCAATCTGAGTCGCCAGAAACGCGCCCATGCCGTAGCGCGCGTTGGTGCAAATGTCGTAGTAAACCCAGGCCGGGTTGTCGCTCCAGGCGCTGTAAAAAGTGCCATCCCAATATTGGTAAGCGTTGGTGTCGGCACCGTTGGCCGGATTGCGCGAGTATTTGCGCGAGAGCGGGAAATAGTTTGACGGCACCGAGATAATCCGGCCTTTCAACCGATAGCCGCGCTCTGGAATACTCGAGAGCTGGCTCGCATCGAGCGTCACCCCGATGTGCGCCGAGTACATATAGCTGATCTTGGCCGCTACTGTTTCGGTGAAGTAGTCAAAGAAGGTCTGGCTGGTCGTTTTCGAATCCGGATCATCGCCACTGATCCGCCGCACTTGGACAGACCAAGAATCTTGGCCAGGCGTCGCCGATTTCGGCAACCAGATCAGCGTCGCGTGGATGTAGTCGCTAGAGCATTTGCCGTTTATAGTGACTTGGGACCATTTGCCGTAACCGCTACTATTTACGCTGCCCCAGATTTCCCAGGTTACGTTCCAGCCGACAATCGACCCGTCGTTGTTCTGGTGCGCCATGCGCGGAATGCGCACCGCAACGGTGATGTAGTCGGTGTTGGAGTCAGTGATCGAGACGGTGATCGGCGTGTTCTGCTTTATTTCGAGGCCGACGTTATGAGTGTTGTCGGTGGTCGAGAATCCAGGCATGTAGCCATCAGTTGGCCAACCACCCCTCTGGTCAATCCCCACGCCGTTGAAGTTGGGGCTGTTGTTATCCGCGATGAGTTGGACCTGATTAAAGAAGACGCCTTTTCCGAAAGAGCTGGGGTCCGTGAGAGCATTCCAATTTTTGTCGCAAAGGCCGACGATCGGCCCTTCGCTGACGATATCCACAAACCGCGCATACTGAGTGGTGTGAAGCGTGTCATCTGCTTCCTTTGGAGTTTGAACTTGTTGGGTTGACGTTTTGCCGCCAAGGCTGCCGCGCGGAATGATCGGCGTTTTCATGTGTGAAACGGGTTCCAAGATTGCGGCGGATTAGCAGCCAAAAAAGGACTGTAAAAGTTGACGACATCGCTTAGCAAGTCTTCCCGTGAGTCGTTTTCGACATCGCCGGTTGTCAGCGCCAACGCGTTGTAGAGATCGAGCACTTCATCAATGGTCAGCATGTCGTAGCGCCCGTCCGTGAGCTGCCGCAGTTCAAAGCAGCGCTGGCGCAGCTGATTCTCGCTTTGGCTGGCGGTAGGTAATTGCCAGCTGGCCAATAGCTCTTGCAAGCGCAAGACATCCATCACGTTGATCGTCTCGTCGGCTGGGATAATCAGCGCGCCACCTAGCCCTGGCCGGACCAACTGAAACCCCAGCGCGTTGACCGTCGAAGTGTCCTTAACGGTCAGCAAGAAATGTTTAGCTACCCGAAACCCAAGTGCGGTGACCGTTGAAGTGTCCTGAATGGTCAGCGGAAAATTCATCGTGATTTTTCTTTTCTCTTAATCGATCCGCCAGCTGAAATCGCTGGCATTAAAAGTGACCACATTCCCTGCCATGACCATTTGTTGATCAGCTGCGGCGATCGAATTTAGCAACCACAAGTTGCCAGCGGTAGGATCGTCTCTTATTCCAGTTGCTACGATCGGGCCAAATGCGCCGGTAGCAGTAAACCAAGCCAGCGGAAAACTAGCGCCTGCGCAGGTCTTAGCTCGATTCGTAGCGGCTGCGAAATAGGCGCTTGTATTAGGAAGAACCAGCCGAACATAACCGCCTCCTGGCGGCTCGGTTGCGCCCGAATCGGCCAGCCCAGGATCTGTCAGAAACATGCACATATACCAGTTGGCTGGCGGCGCTGGTGTCACCAATTTTCCGTAGTATTCGTCCTCGACTAGCTGGACGAAATAATTGGTCATTAGCTGTGGCATATTTTTCTAGGCGTTTGGAGTTGTTTCAGGCTGCGAAGTCATACCGGCTAGGTTCGATGTAGGGCACGCAGGATGCGACGAAGGCGTCCATGCTATCATGCCATGGGTCGGAGGCTCTAAGGCTGCGTAGCGGCGGCACGGAGAGTCCTTGAGCCCCTCCTGTGGCGAAGCTCGCGTTGGTCAGGGCCGCGCTGGCCAGTTGGCTGCCAACGATCATCTTACCGTAAAGGAGCGGCACCGGGCCGCCTTGGCGCATCGTGTTAGTTTGACCGCTGAAAAGGTAGCTCGGCAAGTTGTTGGCTTTCTCACCGCTAGATGTTTTCGCCGGATTGCCTGGGCCGAATAAAAGTTGCGATAGACCGCCCAATAATAAGCTGACGCCTAACAATGCAACCGTGCCAGCCCAGGCAAGTCCCAGCCCACCGATCCCCAGTGCGCCCACCCCAGGACCGAGAAACACACTCGCGATAATCAGGACGACGCCCAGTAATGCTTCCAGCCATCCCCAACCAGCGCCTTCGATGACTGGAAACACATCGACCTCGCGCATTTCCTCGCGCGGCGACATGACTTTCAGCCCGGCTTCAATTTGATCCGTCGCGTCCAGAGCAATCCCGTCGATAATGATCCGCCAACGTATGTGCTCGTTGTGTTCTACGATGTATTTTGTCGTCCGCTGCTGGGTCAAATGGTGCAGCGCAGTCATTAGTTCCTGCAAACTGCCGACCATCAGGTTGTACTCCGGATTCCCGGCTGCTTCGGCCAGTTCGCCGTGCAAGCGCACTTTGGTCAGATAATCGTGCGGATAAGGCACTTGCTGCGGCTTGTAAGCCGCCCAGCTTTCCGGAATTTTGAACTCTAAAGGTTGCATGGGTCTACCTCCAAGGTATCAACGAGTTTCGATTCAATCTGTGGATGACACAGGTAGTAGAGTGTCAGAGCTTTCCAGACACCGAGATGGGTGACGATCTCGCTCTTCTGTTCAAAAGCGTGATGCAACATCAAGTCTTCGCGCAGCATGAAGCCGAGATGATTGGGCACGCCATTGGCCTGGATCGAGAGCACGGCCACCCGTCCGACTTTTGGTTGGAACGCGCGCTCAAAGCCGGTGCCTTCCCATAATTTCCCAGAGTCAGCCAACGCGCCACGCGTGTTGAGCAGCTTTCGATCGAGATCGGGAAACTGCTCGCCACTGAGCCGCTGCACACAATCGTGCACTAGCGCATAGCAGTCGTGAACGCCTGCGCAGTAGTACCGACCCACTAACGGCGCTTTGAAATCCTGTGGTGTCCAATAGGTAAAGCGGTCGATTTGCTTTTCGTACAAAAGCTGCGGCAATTTCAAGACGCTCGCGACGGCTAAATCGGCATCGCTGAAGCCTTCTTCGCCGACCGGGTGCGTGTGCCAGATACCCCACACTTCGCCGCGGTTGAACCACCGCAAATAGGTACGATCGTCCAAGTGGAAGGTATTCTTCTTGTCCTCGGCTTGGTTGGGCACCTGAATGGCGACCAGGCCGGTCGAGGTCTTGGCTAAGATTCCGCACAGCTCGTTGCCTTCCTCATCATTGGCCGCCAGAAAAGCAATTGCGCGTTCTACTGCTGTCTGCTCAGTCAAATGCTTTATCCTCCGGTCAACGGTACTTTCTGCACACCTGGGAATCCGCCGAAGGGTAACCCTTGCGCGCGGTTCAACGCGAATGCGGGATTTTGAAACCGCATCTTGCAGCCGTTCAGCGTTTTCGAACACTCGTCGGCCAGCCAGTAGCTGCCGTCGTAAGTAGGCGGATAAAGACTCGCATTCGGGTAGTTGCAAAAATAATAAACCAGCCGCTGCGGCGTCGCGATATACACAACGTTCGCATAATTGTAGGCCACGCCACCACTCCACGGCCCGCGATAAACTTGCGGAATCCCGTACATGATCGAGGCGTCGTCAACAGTAGCGATGGCTTTGTTCATGTTGAAAAAGCAGCCGTCGCCACGGTAAAGGAAGCTGCACACGTCGGCCAGCACTACCCGGCGCGGAATCATGACGGCTTCCACGTCCATCATCGTGCCCACCTCGAATGTTACTTCGACGTTTGTCTCGCTCGTTTTCTGGATGACATACCAGATCTCGTCAGGAAAATGCGCGTTCTCGTCTTGGCCTGGCTGGCCGTCCAAGAATTTCAAAAAGGTCCGTTTGCGCGTGATCTTCGCGCCCACCAGATCGCCGTAATTGCGGCACAGATCACTGAAAGCGCTCGAAGCATTGCCAAAGCTGAGCTTCGGTCTGGGCTGGGTTCCAGTCGCGTTGTACTCGAAGCCCGCGGCTTGCACCGGGAACGGTACGTACACGTATCCCTGCCACGCCAGATCATCGTAGTTGTTAGAGTGAAAAAAAATCTGCGGGCCGCCCAAAACCGAGAGATCCAGAATGTAAAACTCTAGCAAGGTCGACGGGTCCAGCGTGCTGGCTTCCTGCAGTTGGGTCCAAGTGATCATCCAGTCTAATAATCAGCAATTTCGCGGAACGTGGCGTTGATCGCGGCACTGCTCCAGCTCTGCCACTCATAGGAAAGATCGTCGCAGCGGAACGTGCCCACTGTCTGGTTGTACGGTGCCGGGGGCACCCAGGTGAATGGCGTGATCCCGTTGGTCGCTTCCAAGAAATTGATCACCGTTTGCGCGTTCGGGTTCGGACACGGATCGAAGACCACAGCGAAGATCCGCGGATTCGGGTGCAACCCATCGGCGTAGCACTGTTCGTAGCCGTCGCCGTAAGCAACCACGCGCCTACGGAAAGCACTGTTGCGTTTGGACGTATAGGCCGGAATCACAGCTGGAAACGAAGCCCAGGCGCGCGCTTCTACCTTCGCGTTTGGATTGAGTTCTGGCGGCAGTTGGTAAGGCAGCATTATTGGCATTCGAATTATCCTCGCGGTTGATTTAAAATTCCGCCGCTACGTTTTTCTCGCTCAAGAGTTTTCATGATATTGGCCTGGATCACACGTTGCAGCGCAACCGCTTTTTGCTTGCTCGCCGGATCGTCTGAACCGCCGCCAGCGTTGTAGTTCAGATTGACGCCCACGTTGACCTGCGAGCCCGCGGTCGGCATGCTCGGCATCCCCGCACCCGTAACAAGGCCACCGCTCGCGAACCTGTTATTGATCGCGTTGAGCTGATTGTAACCGATCGCCATGGCGGCATTGCGCGAGATCACATATTCGCCCGCCGTCAGCATAGCCGGAACGTTGTCGATCCCGCCTGGGCCGCTGACCATGCCGCCCATTTGACCGCCTACGGTTAACGGGAGCTTGCCCAGACTGATAGTCCCGGCACCAGCACCAGCAGCGCTGCTGAAGATACTGCCGAAAACTTTGAACAGTTCCTGCACAGCTTGCTGAGCCAGAAAGTTCATGATCGCCTGGATCATCGAGTCCAGCATGCTCTTGAACGCATCGCCCACCTTGCCGGTGCCTTCGACTAGTTGGGTCATTGCGTTACCCAACCCGTTTTTCAGGTCGTCAGTGAGTGAACCGCTCAAACTGCTCACCTGTTCACCGAAAGTGCCCCAGGAATTGATCGTTTTCTGAATGCCTGCGGTAAACGAGCCCCAAAAATCACCCCCAGCCAACTCCTTGTGCCTTTGCACAAGTATCTTCATGTCTTCCTCCAGCTTTTTGATTGACTCGTCGTACTTGTCAACGTCCGCTTTCGGATAGGCTTTTTTGACCGCGGCTTCTTGCTCTTTGAGGGCCGTGATTCCTTTCTGGATCGTGGCTTGTTCCTGCTCGTTTAACCCCAGCTTTTCCTTGATCGCCGCGTTGATATCTTTCTGGCCGTTTTTTACCTGATCATCGATCAGCGCCACGTCCTTGCCGTACTTGCTGTAGGAGTTGTCCAGCTCTTTGACCAGATCGTTCATGGCCCTGAGCATGTCCTTTTGGCCAGTGTCTTTTGCCGCCTTTGGTTCAATCTGTCCTGGCGCACCACCCTTGCCCGGTTGATCGAGCTGCGCGTCCAGTTTCGCCTTCTCTTCTTTGGCTTCACGTATCGCTCTTTCAACCGGCGTCTCGGGCGCTGTCGAGGTCTTTGCTAGATCTGTTATCGGTGCGAGCACGCCCATTTTGCGCACCTGATCAATGGTCAGGCTCGGATACCTGTTTTGAAATTGGCCCGCGTAATCGGCATGAAATTCAATTGTGCCAGCCCGTGACGCTGATTCCTGAATCTTGACCCAGCCCATTTCCAGCGTCACGGGCTGGCACAATTGAATTTCATG